ATCGGTGAGAGACATGTCAACACATGTTTTATTAATGAGGCAAAGCAACGGAAAACTCATCACACTTCCCATAGGCTGTCCACGGTTAAAGTCCTGATACCCCTCTGGGTATTCAGCACCAAGGATCTCCGTCTCCAGGTCAAAGAGACGCGAATCACCGAGGACACGCAAACATCTGGCCTGCTCGAAATCCAGATCGATTGCGGTGCTTATCAGTTCTTCAATAGCAGTCTGAACGTAGACTTTCTTAATTGAATCGGTAGCAGCAGTGTAGTCGAAACTATTGAAAGGACCACTACCATTCAAAGAAGTGACATGTTCCTCAGTTGGATCTCCTACGAGAAGCCAACCCATGTCGCCAAGGAAACTGTACAGGGAAGAGTGAAGGGGGGTGAGAACCTCGGTATTGTAAGAGGAATAACAGGTGACGATTCTCGGCTTCCCCTTGGAGAAAACCAGAGCCGTACGACACCTGTCAGAAAATGATTCCTCATTCCAATTACCCCCAGATTTGACCGAGTGAAGGAGAGAAGCACTGCCATTAGGTATAAATGAACCGGGACGTGTATTCCAACCACGGGGAATATTTGATCTGAATGTCCTGCGGAACGCACTCAGATGATCCTGGTTCACCTCAACCGGCTGAGAAAGAAAACTTCGCCACTCGTCTACTTTCTTAGCGAATCTTGGCTCGCAGTACTTACAAACGGACCTTTCTGCTTTCATACATGTCTTAACGCTTAATTCCTGTAGTTCGTTGAGTTTTTCTGGCATCATTTCCCTTACTGCCTTTCTTAACTCTCCGCACTGAATCTCGTCGCGTAATAGATCACGATTGAACGGAACACAAAGATCGATAGAAAGCTGCTCAGCAAGGCAAAGCGCCTGAGCACGAAGCTTCTCCGATCGAGTGCAACTTGACAACTCAGCAAGGGGCTGGAATATGTTGGAAGAACTATTCCTCGAAACCCTTACTGAGTCTTCACCGTTGATTGTAGTGGTCTTTTCTTCTTTACGAGCAGCGCGGGCCACCCGAGCACAATGACGTTTTTTTCGTTTGAATTCCTTAACGTAACGGAATGGAGTCGCATGTCTTGTCTCTTTTTCGCTGAGCTCATACTTGTTGTCGTATGCCATAATTGGT